CGTTTGCGCGGTCCCCCTTAGTCTATAGCGCTTCCGTCTGGAAGTGTTACGCAGGCGTGGCTTCGTTCATCTTGCCATCGGATTTCCACAGGAGACTAACCCGGAACGAACCGGCAGTCGCAACCGCGACCGAATCAACCATGGTCAGCCGAACATTCAGGCCACCTGACGCTGCACGTGGGTTGGTCAGCGCACCGGCAACCTTCGTACCCGACGCGCCAAGCAACGAAGAAGCCACTGCGAAGGCCGTCGTCGTGCCCGCTACGCCAAGATCAATGGTGTAAGCCGAGGGGCCGACACCCTGCGTGACAATCGCCGTTTGAACCAGAAGAACCTCGGTGAACGGCGGCAGGTTGATGATGTCAGCAACCGGTGCTTCGGCAATTGCACCAGCTCCGAATTGCTTTGTAACGCCGTTGATGTCAACGACGGTGTCGTTGAAATTGAAGGCGTACTCCGAGCAAACGACATACTGCGCACCACGAGTGGGTTTGATAAGTGCCATGATTGATTACGCTCCGCAGTAGGCCGAGAGAACGCCGAAGTCTTCAGTCGTGGTCTCATACTGACTGAAGAAGACCGGCTTTTTGAAGCCGATGATCTTCGACACCGAAATACCCAACTGATTGCCGTAGTCGAATTCTTCTTCGACCCACTCAGGATTGCCAAGATCAGCCATACCGAGCGCTTGTGCACCACAGAACAGAACCACCGATCCATCAACCAAGCTAGACGCACCCCACTTCGAAGAAGCCGGTGACAACCGGGTGTTCGGTACGTGGCGGAACTCATGCAGGTAGATGCCATCGATCTTCACAACCGAGCCTGCGTACAGCGGATTGCCGTCGCCGCGAGGCTGCGAATAACGCAGGTTGTTCATATACGTCGTGTCGAGCTTCAGCCTCGCCATCGCGGACGGCGTCAGGAAGGCGTGGTAAGTTTCCTCACCACCGGACTCCTTGATACCACGGATGTAGTGGTCCTTGGCGTAAGCCTTCATCGCCACAAACAGTTCCCACGTCGGATAGTCCGTCGCGGTGACTGAGCCAGTACCCGTGCCCCACTGCACCTTCAGGTTCGCCTTGTCCCACCATCCGTATCGCTTGGAAGTCGGTGCGGAGACATCCGCAGCGAACTCAAGGTACTGCAAATCCGAACCGGTACGCGTGGTGCCGATGGCGCTGTTCAGCTTGTCGTAACCATAACCGGCGAGCGTCAGAAACGCCATCTGATCCATACGATCCGACAGCCAGTATGCGAGGACGTTCTTGCTGTTGTTGCGAAACTCGACAATCGACTTCTGGTCCGCGATGCGACCTTCAATCCGGTTGGCGTGACGAAGCTGATCGATCCGGATGACCTGATCGTACGTCTTCATTGCTTCTTCGTTACCTTCCAGTGCACGGTCGCCCGCGATACCGTCGCCTGCCAGATCAGCAAGCAGCGTGATCACTGCACGCGCGCCCTTCTCGGATTTCTTCAGTTCCGTGATGTGCTGAACCATCGCGTTCGGCCCGTTGCCGAGGAACTGGTTGATGAATGACATGTTGCGGGCCTGTTTCCACAGGTCCATGCTCCAAATCGTCTTCTGCTCAGTAGTGAGCAGGGCAAAATTGGTAAGTGCCATTTGGCGACTCCGCTAAAAGTGGATGGGGAACTGCACTTTATGGTGTAGCGGTCTCGCTGCTACGTGCGAAGTGCGTTTTACGCCCGCGTGGCGAACGAACCGACACTACTACTCCACTCGGGGGGTGTCAACCCCCCGATCCTTTACAACGTGTCTCCTCTAAGGCGGGACAGCACTTCGTCCCCTATCTTGACGAACTCGTCGTACTTCATCGACATGACGGTCTTCTGATCCAGACCACCCCCCTTCTTGTCATGATCCAACCCGACCTCCTTGGTAGACGCGGGCTGCTTCTTGGCTGCGTCAAGGTTCCGCTCCGTCGCCTCGGTCTTGCGCCGCACCCCTTCTTCCGCCGTCTTGTCTTCCTTCACCGCCGCCTTCGTCGTGCCGAACACCCGGCCTGCGGCGCGACGCAGTGCTGCGGCGGGGCTGAGCCGAAGCTCGGACTGGTAACCTTTCATCAAGGCCCTGATCTCCGTAGCCGTGTCTTCGTCGTACTCATCCGAGTCCGGATTAAGCTCTGGATGCTCCTCCTCAAGCCGCTCCACCACCGCGTCGTACTTCATGGACTCGACAGCGGAGTTTCTAGCCGACTCAACCTTCAGTTCCGCCTTCCGATCCGCGATGGCTTCCTGAAGCTCGACGATTTTGCTGTCGATCTCCGTTGCTTTGTCCAACTCACCGTCACCCAAGTGCGAATTTCGCTGTTTAATCAAGTCCCTGACAACCTTCTGAGCCTCGGTGATGTCCTGACTGGTCACCTGAGCCGCAAAATGGCCCTCAAGCTCAGCGTTCCGCGCCGCAAGCGCCGCTGCTTTGTCCCTTTCCTTCGTTACCGCCTCGTCAAAGCGTGCTTTGGGGATGAACTGCCCCTTTGCATCACGCTCCGGCCCAACTTCAGGCTCCTTTTTGACCTCCTCAACGACCTTTTTGTCGCCCGCAGACAGGTCAATGACCTTCTCTTCGGCTTTTTCAGCAACTTTCTCGTCCGTTGCGACGAGATTGTCACCACGATCAACGATTTCCGCGTCTTGCCCCATTACTTTTCTCCTGTTTAGACTTCATTTTTTGCTGCTCAGCCATCTGGGCCATTTTACTCTCGTGCATTTCCTGCGACTGACCCACTTTCTGCTGGGCAATAGCCACATCTGCCCCCGCGTTCGCTGCCTTGACCTGCAACCCCATCTGCGCTTCTTCCTGATCCACCCTCTGCTTCAGCGCGAACTCCTCTTTCTTCAGCTCCAACTCCTCGCGCTTGATCTCAAGCTCCATCCGCTTGATTTCAATCGAGATTTGTCCTTCCTCGCGCTTCTGCTGAATCTCGGCCTGCGCCTTCATCATCTCCGGGTCTTGCCCCTGCGCGTTCTTCATCTCGACCGCCGCCTGAATCGTCTCCTTCTTCGCCTTGGCCTGCTTCAGTACGGCGTCGGCACTCTCCTTCTCGGCCTTCGACTTCAGCACCTGCAGGTTCAACTGCGTACCAACCTGCTGCGCCTGCTGCGCCTGCTGCGCTTCCGGCGAGTTCGTCGCCTCGGCCATCTTCTTGAGAATGTCGTCCTTCTTGTACAGGGCGCTGTGCGCGATCAGCACTTCGTCTGGAATCGGCACGCCTTGTTCACGCAGCGCCACGGCCTGTTCGAACTGCTGCGCGTCGAGCGTCTGACGGTGCGGAACCGACGTGACCACGATCTGAAACTCGCCCAAACTCAAATCGTTCGAAATGCTCCCCTCCGGCGTCGGCTGGTTCACCTGAACCTGCTGCTGCTCCCCCGTCATGTGGTTCTTGGTAATCGAAACAAGGCGCGGCTCCGTATAGAACCGCTGAATCATGCTCAGCACGTTCCGCGCCAAGATGTAGTCCGTGCGATTCAATGAATCGGTGGACTTGGCTTGGTTAAGCGAACCTCGCTTGAGGTTCTCCTGTACAGCCTTAGCAGAGACATCCTCACGTGCCGCGCCCGTCTGGTAATCACTGACGCCCGAAATCGTCTTGATGTGTTCCTCAGCCTTGTACGAAACACGATCAAGCCCCGTGGGTACTTGGTTCGGTTGAATCTTCTCCGCGTTGACGACCTCATCAAGCTCCAAGATCAGGCCAGTCTCCGCGCCCCGTGCTTCCAATTCCTCAAGGGTCATGTTCTTCAGCGCACCGGTCTTCAGAATCCACCCGCTGTTCGCGGTCGTATTCACAACGTGCAGTTCTTGGCTCGTGACCTTGTTTAGAAGTTCCTGCGGATCAAGCAGATTCTCAACCAGACCAATAGTGCGCCCGCGCCGGAAATACGGGAAGTACGGCACGACGGTGAAATGCTCAAACGGCGACCAGTCGTCATGCAGCCGCACCGAGTCGGCAATCACCGACCACCTGATCCGCTTCACCAACTTTTTAGTCGTGGTGAGCTGATACTGCGCTATCACCGCCCCGATCTTCTCACGGTCCCATGAATCCGGCACCGGGCGCATGTCCCCCGTCTTCGGGTCGACCAGATGCTCCTGCATTGAGATCACTCGCTTCTGCTGCTCGATGACCCGGATATTCCGAAGAACGTCTCCCTCCTGCGCCTGCTCTTGGAAATACCCACGCTGCGACTCCGGCCCGAACCGATCCCGAGTCCGCTCAATCGAATCGAAGCCGTACTGGAAGAACGAATTGTTCCGCGTCTTGAGCAGCTCCGCATCCTCCTTGGAGTACAACAACTCAATGTCCTGCCAAGTCATCCACTTGGTCAGCATCACATCGTTCCAGTCGTCCGGATCGTAGGTGTCCGCATCAGCGTCGATCAAGACGTTCTTCGGGTTCAAGTTCCCGATCCGAATCTCCCCCTGCATCGAGTCAGTGAAGTCCAAGCGCGTATCAAGAAAGCCCCGAGACGTAATCACGCCGTCGCAGAACATATCCGACCGACGCCAGTCAAGCTGGTTGTTGTCGCTCACCTGCCGAAACACCACGTTCAGCGCCTCAGCCGTGTCCGGACTCGCGTCGGCCCGTGGCTGAAACGAGATATCCGTCCGGTTGTAAATCTGCTCGCCCATGACGTTCGACATCGTGCTGAGGATTTTGTTGATCGTCAGCGCAGGACGACGACTCAACTGCAGCCGCGCTATGTCCGCGCTACTCCACTGCACCCCGCGAAAAAACCGCTCGCACTTGTCCGCTTTCTCGATGTACTCGTTGTGCCCGTTGTCACGCAGGTACTGATACCGAAGCCAGAGTCTGTTCGCAAGCGTGGTGTCGACGGGCATGGTTACTTCCTTCTAAGTCCGAGCATCTTGTGCGCCCGTGCACGAATCTTCGGGCGGGCACTGGCTGGTGCGTGACGAATCAGAGCCAAGGCCGCTTTGGCATGGCCCGCGTCGGGAATGGGGAAGGACCGGTTCGGCCCTGCGAATACCGAGGACCGAAGGCCGCGTCGTGCTTGGGCGGTGAGCCTAGCCATGTCATCCTCACTTCAAGAACGTCAATTTGTACTCGGCCTCGCGTGTAAGCGCGACCATTTCATCGATGATGTTCTGCAAGTGCGTGTCCTCCTTGCCCGCGCACTCGTACCGATTGTCCTGAATCCAATCCGCCAAGTCTTTGACGAACGGAATCGGCTCCATGACCGGAGTGTACTTCGTCGGGAAAGAATCGATCAGCCCGTACTCGCCCTGATAGACCTCAGCGAACGAGTCAGCCAATGGAATGATGCCATCGTAGAATTCGTTGAGCGCCACGTGCTGTGCGTAGCTCCGTGACTTCAAGTGCAGCACGTGCGCCGTCGTCCGCGCATGAAACAACCGCATCACAAGCTCGCCTGCTTTCATCACGCCCCCATGTGAGTCGCGTCACCACCCGCACCAATACCCGGCAGCTTGTCCTTCCACGACTTCAGCGCCCTCGGTGCCCGCCCGCGCTTAGGCGTCTTCCCCACGCACAGGTTCACAGCATGAGCCAAAGCGTCCACAATGTCATCATGCGCTCCTGCCGGGAAACGCAGAAGCTCCGTCACCACCGTACTGACCCACGCCGCCTCTTGCGGGAGCCAAAGCCGCCCCTGCTGCAGCCGCCCCTGCAAATTCCTCGCCCGAGCCATCTTATCCGTAAGCGGCTTCAGTTCCTCAAACGGCGGAAAGAAATTCCGCTCCATCATGACCGCCTTCATAAACGGCTTCACCCCCTGCCAGATACCCCCATCCTCAAACCCAAGCACAAGCGGGGCAGTCGGGTCCGACCCCCACTTGATCGCCATGTCCACGACCTCCTGCGCAACCATGAACGTGTCACCCCTGAAGCGAGTGACATCGACAAGGTGCAGATGATTGTTCTCGTCCTGCACCAGCGTTACACCTACCGTGTAGTCGTTGTGGTTCTTCAACCCCCATGCAAAGTCCCACGCCTGATACACGTTCCTGTTGTAGTGCGGTGGGCTTAGGGCTTCAAACCTGATCCAGTCCTTCTGGAAATACATGCCCTCGTCGGGCACGGGGTTTTGTTGGTACAAGGCACTCCACATGCGCTTGGGCATGTTCTCACGATAATTCTCAAGCATCTGCTTCGTATACCGCTCCGGGTGCAGCGCCTCTCCGGGGGCACGCAAGAACTTCATGCCCTCCTTCGCTTCAGGAGGTAAGTCTTCGGAGAACCTCTCAATCACCTGCGTGGCCTCGTTCTCATACTCAAAGCTTTCAGCCAGTGCCGGGTACTTCACCACGTCAAACTGGTCCGTGACCGAGCCTTCCGCCCGCATACGCGACTGCAGCCGCCCCGCCAAGTCATCATCGTTCCACCACGTCTGAATAACCAACACCCCGCCGCCCGGGGCAAGCCGGGTGTACGCCGTACTCCAGTACCAATCCCACAACGCGTCACGCACCGTGACGCTGTCCGCTTCCTCCTGATTCTTGATCGGGTCGTCGACAATCAAGACATGCGCACCCTTCCCCGTAATACCACCGCCCACGCCCGCCGCCGTAAACCCTCCCCCCATGGTCACGTTCCACGCCTCGGCACTCTGCGACTCTTGGTCAATCACGCACTGCTCAAACAGCGCCGTGTACGCCTTGTCGCGCACGATCTCCCGCACCCACCGGCTGAACCGCATGGGCAAGTCCATGTTGTACCCGCAATTGATAATTTCATGATCGGGGCAATGCCCCAAGTGCCACGCCGGGAAGCGCACACTAGCAAGCTCGCTCTTGCCATGCCGAGGCGGCATCAGAATCATCAAGCGCGGTGACTTCTTCTCACGCACTGCAAGACTGAACCGCTCAAGTCTCGCCCCGATGTCCCGATGCACCCACCCCGCTTCATAATTCGGCTTCATCCGCTGGATGAAATGAATCAAATTTCGTCTGGCAAGAATCCGGCTCGCCATCTCCAGCCGGTGCGCAGGCGGTAACTCCGCTACATCCGCAGCATCAATCGCGTAGTTCGGAGGGTACATCGCTCGCCTCTTCGCCCTCA